GCGAAATATTTCTCACAACAACAAGAAAACGGAATTGGAAGTAAAACTAAAAACAATGATAACGTAGATAAAGTTACTCCATTGTCTGATAAATAAAAAATCCGCGGATTATAAATGTAAGAAATAATAACCGAAGTAAAAAAACAAATCAATTGAAATAATAAACATATGTAAACTTTAAAAACAAAATTTTTAGACTCTCTAAGAGTCATTCCTTCTTGTGATTCTAAATCTTCAATAACCGGTGCTCCTTCTAGTAATGGAATAATCATCTCACAGAATTAAAATAATAAAATAATCTTATATAGTTTTATTATTTTAATTAAATATTTTAATAATACTTACTGTTTAATTTACCATAGACCGAAGCGGTTCATGCGCTGCTTACGGAGACGGTAAGCGCGGCGGGCAGCCTTAGCAGCCTTTGTCTGCTTTAGCTTTCTGCGCTTGCGACGACGAAGCTTCTTAACAGCGCGACGAACGCGACGCTTCTTGGGCGAGAGCATGTGGTGCTTACGCTTGAGAACCTTCGCGTCAACGTATGTGCGACCCGACTTGGTACGGTAGTAGAGGCCGCCGTTCTTACCACGGTGGAGCTTGCGCTTGCGCCCACGGACAGTGACAAACGCCTGACGCTTCGAGAGCGACTTAACATAGTGACCACGTTTTGGTCGACGACCGGGCGACTTCTTAGCCGCGCGACGCTTCTTACCGAATAGGAGACTTAGTACATCCGACATATTTATTTTTAATATATTAAAAAGAAAAAAAAATAAATTTAAATTAAAAATTAAAATAAAATTTTAATAAATTTTGAAATTACATTTTCTTTAAAATTATGTTTTGTTAAAAATTCCAACAATTCCTCTTTATCTACAATTCTCTTTTCGAAAATATCAGGGGTCTCATAAGAAAATTCTTTAAAAATTTTTCTAGAAACAATGTAATCAAAATTTGGATGATCTTTTTGCATTGTACTAAAAATATTTTCTATGTTTCCATGTTTTTTAATAAGATTGTAAGACGTAACCGGACCTATATGCGGAATAGGTTCTGTATAATCACATCCTGATAGTATACAAAAATCTACAAATGAATCATGGGTCATTTCAAAACGTTCTAAGATTAATTTTGTATTTATTTCTGTTATATTTTTGTTTATAGAAGTCTTTAAAATTGTATCACAACCAAATGTACTAGCATCCGTATCATCTGTGATAGTGTAATCTACGATACCGTTTTTTTGGAGGAAAGCACAGTATTTTTCGGCATCTTCCGGTGCAGTACAATAAGGAATACCAGCCTTTTTAAGAAGTTCTTTACTTTCCTCAACGTGACTCTTTTTAATTACTATTAACTGAGACATTAATTTTTCGATTTCTTCTTTTATGCTATTATTTTCTTCATCAGTCTCTGGAGTTTTTGCCTTAAGTTCTTCTAATCTGACATACATCTTTTCTTTTACAGATTGTCTTTTAAGAATTGTTGCTTTTTTTGCATCAGGGGGTGCTCCATCGAATACAAATATAGGAAGTATTCCGTTCATAAGATAAAACTTAATTCTATTTGCTATACCTATTAAATGAGAATTTTCTGCTCTTGAAGCGTATTTAAATTTATACAGTAGAATACTACAGTCTATAGCGACTTTTGAATTTTTATATTTAGATATATCACAAACTTGAATAGCATCTGGCGCGTATCTTTTAATGAGAGCGTTTAATCCGCGGATACCCATTTTGTTAATATAGTATATTATATTCTTTTAAGTAATATCTTTTTCTGTAAAAAATAACACGGATTTAATCTCTGAACGAGTAACCATTTAATACAATATTTGACTCTTCTGTTTCGTTTTCATTTGTCGTAAGATCAATTATTTTCTTCTCTTTTTGAAATTTAGGATGACATCTGATGTCATTTTTTCTATAGTATTCAACTTCTTTCCAAAATGTTTCTAATATAGGCACATTCTTATTTAACCAATTTTGGTCTCTATAGACTCTTACTATATTCATAGTATCCGGAGGAAGATACTCTATAAAATCTGCAACTTTAAGATCGCATATAAATAAATTTAATTGAACCTGTGGTAAATAATAATCCGGTATTTTACCAAATTTAATTTTTCTTTTGTAAGGACATTTTACTTCTAGAAGAACTGGTTCTGCATTTGTATCATTTTTTGAAATGGCTATTCCATCAGGGGAACCGGCCATCCAGTAGTATTCTTGATTATAGTATACATCTTCGTGGGCAATAAGACCAAAATTATAGTTTACTTGATCCGTTAGTTCACAATACTTTTCTATCGCTTCGTCTTCATATTTCTGACCATGTCTTGTTGCTATATTACCGACAAAAGGTTTCGGATCGTGTCCGCATTTTTTAAATAAAACTTCATGGGGTCTTTGATATGGATTTAATCCTAGAACAGTTCCTGCGTCAGAACTTGTCAATTTGTTTTCACGTTGTTTAAACCACATATCAGAACGCTGTTCATACTGGGGAATCTCTAGTAATTTATTTATTTTTTCCATTACATTAAGTTTAATTTAAAATATAAAGTAACTTTAAGTTAAAGATGCATAAAGATATTTTTATATCGCACACTTGGCAAAAAGACAAAAATGGTAGAAATAATCACGTCCGTTGTAAAAACTTATGCGATAAATTAATAAATAAAGGTTACACAATATGGTTTGATCACTATGACATGGGAAGAGATGTAAATACATCTATAACGCGTGCAATTGATAATTGTAAAGTTTTTATAGTATGCCTTACAAATGCTTATTGCGATAAAATAAATAATGCAGTTAAAGATAATAAACTAAATGACAATTGTTACAAAGAATGGAACTATGCTATATATAGGAATAAATACATCATACCTGTTATAATGGAAAAAGATATGACAATAGATTATTCAAATAAAAAGGGTATAATAAACATGTACCTAAACTCTCTAATTTACTATGATATTTCAAACGACAATTACACGTTGAATGACTTTAATGTATTGTGTAAAAATTTAAGAAAACAAGGAATATATAATAATTCTGAAAAAGAAATTTTGTGTATACGCGAGACTTTTTCATTTAACAGTTTTCTTGACTATATATCTCAAAATTTTAAAAATAAAAAACCTGTTTCAAATAATAGAATAAAACCTAGGACTATTGTATACTTATAATGGACGACCCTGACATTCTTGTTGTGATTTTGAAAAATATAAAATTATATGACAGTTTTGAATACATATGCATTAATAAATTATTCTGTGAAATAACAAAACTTATCATATCAGATAATATAAATAAGTTATATTACTTCAAAAGATTTAAGAAAAGAACAGTCTTTCTCAAAAAGAAACCTACAAGAGGTAGTTATTACACGTTAAAGAATAAATATATAAATAAAGAAGAGTACCCTATTTTATTTTTTTAACTTTTTAACAGTTACACTTGGAGTGTTCTTTTTCTTTAATTTCTTTTGATCATATTCTTCTACTGTTTTGGCTTTCTTTTCATCATAATTTTTCTGACAATATTTCCAGAGTTCTTTTGAACCAATTTTAAATGTTCTATTTGGTTTGGCTCTATACCAAAAAACACAATCTTGTATATTATTACTTTTTGAAGTATTATCTAGTACTAGACAATCGTAACCCTCTGTACAACTATTTAGTACATCTTGAAAAACGCTAAAATGAGGAAAAATTCCAAAAAAATTTTTATACAGTTTTTCTTGGTTTTGTATTATATTTTCTCGTAGTATGAAAACATAGTCAATATTAGCACGCAAATCAGGGGGTAAATCCATACAGTACTGCATTGTTAACATAAATGTTATTCTCCAATGTCTACCATTCATAAAGATACCGCGGATATTTGTGTCCCGAATCATACGCTTATCATACATACAGTCGTCTAATAAAACAAAAACATCCCCTTCATTGTCTTTTTTATCTCCGTTTATTACTTTTTTCTGTCTTGTTATAACTTGTTGGATAATTTCTGGTTTATACTCCGAATGTATTAGTATATCAGGTATAAAACTTGAGTAATAAGCATTACCGTCTTCTGTCGCAGATATAGCAACACCTGCGTTAATTTTACGTAGATAATATAATATATCTGCTACAAGTGTACTCTTTCCTGTTCCTCTTTTTCCGATAAATACACAAGTTGCAGGTCCAGACCCCGTTGTGCGTCTTTCTTCTATTTTTTTTGGATTAAATTTTGACAAAGAAATAGACATACTATTATAAAAATGTATTTATTTTAAAAAATGAATTACTCCCAGAAATTAGTTGTTAATATATCATCTGGTTCTATTGTTATATATGAATAGAATATACTGAATAATATACCTACTACAAAAGACAAAAACGCATTAAATATGTAATTTTCGTCCTTATTTGATTCAATATAATTAATTACTGTAAAAGTGAAAAAGGATACTAATAGTATTATAACGAGCAAAGTTAAATCTATTGTATAAAAATCTAATATTGTCATTTATTAATAATATATATAATTTTAAATTGTAAATACAAACTTAAAAAAATAAAAAATGTATATTTAAAATGGGCGTAACTCTAAATAATCTTTCTTCTTATAACTCGGCTATGAAAATCAACTATGGAGAAACTATAATTTTTTTTAAATTTGGTGCAGATTGGTGCATTCCGTGTGTTGAACTCGATAAAGTATTGGTAAATATTCCCAATAGTATGATTTATCATATTTCAATTGAAAACGAAGAATTTGAATCTTACTTAACAGATAATAAGATTTATACAGTCCCTGATACAATTGTTAAGTATAAAGACCAGACAATTAGATTTCAGGGAATGCGTACAACGGAACAAATTATGAAAATAATCGAAGATCTAAAAAGTACCGTTGCTTAATTTTGCGAACCAAATTTTACTAAAAAATAACTGGTTTAAAAATTTATTTCATTTTATAATCAGTTATTGTAGTATGGCGGAAAACTACAAGAAGTATACGCAAATCGAACATGTTCTTGCAAGACCTGGTATGTACGTTGGTGATACCAAATGTACAACTAGCGACTGTTGGATCATAAAAGATAATAAAGCGGAACTCAAGTCTTGTAAATGGAATCCAGGAATATTCAAGATTTTTGATGAAATTTTGGTGAACGCAGCAGACGAAGTTCAGCGCAACAAGTCTATTAAATGTATCAAAGTTACAATCAAAGATAATGAAATTTCTGTATTCAACGATTCTGGAATCCCCATTGAAATCCATCCAGAGTATAAAGTTTATATTCCAGAGTTAATTTTCGCCAATCTTCTTACTTCAAGCAATTATGATGACTCGCAAAAAAGAACAACAGGTGGTCTTAATGGTCTTGGCGCAAAGCTGACTGCAATTTTTTCAGAATGCTTTATAGTCGAGACTGCAAAAAATGGTAAGAAATATACTCAGACATTTGAAAAGAATTTAAGTAAAATTAATAAACCTAAGATTTCTACTTCTAAAAGCGAATACACTAAGATTACATTTAAGCCAGACTTTGAAAAGTTTGGAACAGTCGGTATTACCGATGATACTCTTGCAGTTCTTACAAAGCGTGTATTTGACATCTGTGCTATTACTAATAAAGATGTAAGCGTGTACCTCAACGATAAAAAACTAACAATTAAGGACTTTTCTGAATACATTTCGGCTTATATCGGTCCTAAGAAAAATTGTTCGCGAGTTATTCAAGAGAATTCTCGTTGGCAAGTTGGCATTGCTCCGTCAGATACCGGTTTTCAATGTATATCTTTTGTAAACGGAATCAATACTTCTGATGGCGGTTCACATGTTGACCACGTTGTAAATCCTATAATCAAAAAGATAACAGAAATTATTCAAGAAAAACATAAAAATTTAACAATTAAGCAGCAATACGTCAAAGACAATCTTTTTGTTTTTATCAACTGTCTTATTGAAAATGCTACTTATTCTTCTCAAACAAAGGAAAAAAATATAACCAAGATTTCAGATTTTGGGAGTAAATTCTCGGCATCTGATGATTTTATTACATCAGTGGCTAAGATGGGTATCATAGAAAATATTCTTGCTATCGCAGATGCCAAAGAAAAGAAATCTCTACAGAAAACAGATGGTAAGAAAACTAACAGGGTCATCATTCCAAAACTTGATGACGCAAATAAAGCAGGTACAAAAGATTCAAAGTTGTGCACAATTATTTTTACAGAGGGAGATTCAGCAAAAGCAACTGCTATTTCTGGTCTTTCTGTAGTTGGACGTGATACATATGGAGTTTTTCCACTTCGTGGTAAACTTCTCAATACACGGACGGCTACTTATGCTCAATTGGCTAAAAATGAAGAAATTAATAATATAAAACAAATCCTTGGTCTTCAAAGTGGTAAGAAATATTCCTCTGTTTCAGAGTTGAGATACGGAAAAATTATGGTTATGACTGACGCAGACACCGATGGATTTCACATCAAAAGCCTGATAGTGAACTTCATCGGAAATGGCTGGCCAGAACTACTAAAAATAGATTTCATTTCATCTCTTGTAACACCTGTAATTAAATTATCAAAAAAATCAACTGTTATTCCGTTTTACAACGTGGATGACTATAAAAAATATAAAAGTAATCACGACATCTCAGGATTCAAGGTAAAATATTACAAGGGTCTTGGTACTAGCACATCCACTGAGGCAAAAGAATATTTCAAAGACATGAAAACTTTAAATTATAAAACAGAATCTAAAGAAGATGAAAATTATCTTAATCTAGCATTTACTAAAACAGAGGCAGATGCTAGAAAAAAGTGGATTCTAAGTAATATCAAGAGTCCAGAAACCCTTGATTACAATATTAAAAAGGTAAACATAAAAGACCTTATTAATAAAGAACTTGTACTTTTTTCAATCGCAGACAACGTAAGGTCTATTCCAAGTCTCGTAGATGGACTAAAACCCTCTCAGAGAAAGATAATCTTTGCTTGTATCAAAAGAAAATTATACTCAGAAATAAAGGTGTCTCAATTGGCAGGGTATGTTTCTGAAGTATCAAGCTATCATCATGGAGAAGCAAGTCTTCAAGACACTATTGTAAATCTATCACAGACATTTACTGGTTCTAATAATATGAATCTTCTGGAACCAGTTGGACAGTTTGGCACCCGTTTACTCGGAGGCAAAGACTCTTCCAGTCCTAGGTATATCTTCACACACTTGTCAAAAAACTTTAAAGAACTTTTTAACGACGATGACCTTGATTTACTTGATTATTTAGACGACGATGGTCAACCTATTGAACCAAAGTTTTATGTACCAACACTACCGATTATCTTGATAAACGGAGCATGTGGCATTGGAACAGGGTTTTCTACTGATATTCCTTGTTTCAACCCAGATGATATTAAAGATCGTCTTCTTAGACTTGTAGAAGACGAGGACGCCGACATTGCAGAGATGTGTCCGTGGTACAAAGGTTTTACCGGTCAGATTAAAAAGATAGAAGAAAACAAATGGACAGCACATGGTATTTACTCTATTAGAGCAAACGTAATCACTGTTACAGAACTTCCAGTTGGAACTTGGACCGAGGACTACAAAACATTTCTTGATAAATTAGAAACTGAAAATACGATTTATGGTTATAAGAATATGTCAACCGAAACAAATGTACACTTTGAAATTAAAATGCCTCTCGAAATAGTTTATGAATGGAGAGATAATCATGAAATTGAAAAGAAACTAAAATTAGTAAGTCATGTGTCCGCAAAGAACATGTACGTCTTCAATGAAAATAATGAAATAGTTAAAATGGAATCACCAGAGGAAATAATATATCACTTCTGGAGAATTAGGAACGAATACTACAATAAGCGTCAGACCAATTTAGTAAATAAACTAAAAACAGAATTAGACATTCTCACAGCAAAGATTAATTTTGTAAATGATGTAATGGATGAAAACATCAAGGTGTTTCGCCAAAAACTTGACTACATAAATAAACAATTAGAAGACAAAAAGTACAACAAGGTAGAAAACAGTTATACATTTTTAACAGACATGAAAATACACACATTCAGCGAGGACACCATCGGCAAACTTGCAAAGAAACAAACCGACATTCAAGAAATGTATATTAAGATATCAGGATACAAACTAAGAGACTTTTGGATGAACGACATCAATTAAATGTAAATAACTATTATAGTCTCCTAGGAGACAAAAAATTCATTTACATTAAATTTTAAAAAAATATATTTTATTTAATTTAAATGAATCTATTTACACTAGTACTTTTAGCGACTTTATCTTGGGTTACTTTTTCTGTTCTCAATGAATTAGCTTCGGCTAAGGACGGTAAAGGCTGCTGTGAAACTAAAGACTGCGGAAAAAGTTTTTTCGATACAGTATTTTGGTGGACCTATTTAACAATATCGATTTCTGTAACTATTTACATTCTAGTAAAGATTTACCAGGACATTCCTTTGCCGTTACCAGGTAAGTCTGTAGCAAAGGTTGCACAAAAGGTTGCAGAAAAAGGAACTGAGATGGCGTTTGGTCTCTAAGTTGTAAAAGTATTATTAATTTCTAGTATAACAGGGGCGTGGTCGCTGGCTAAAGGAATTCCTTCATAGTTTTCTCCAATGTGTTTAAGGCATCTACTGGCAATTTGATTAAATTTAAAATTCTTAGTGAAGAAATAATCAAGTCTCCAGCCTTTATTTCGATTGCGTGTTATAGCCATACCATTTTCTTTGCGTTGACGAGGATCCCACCATGTATAAATGATGTCGTCATCTTTCATAGCATCACTGTAGCCAATTGTTTTTAGATTGGCATAAAATTCTAACTCGTGTGGATAAATCCCGGGACATTCTGGTACTTTTGTTCTATCAAAGTGTGTAGACACCGCTACATTTAAATCGCCACAGAATACAACCGGTTCTGTTACATTATTTAAATAGTCTATAATTGCATCCATGAAAGAAATTTTATTATTGTAATTTGTTCCGCTATTTGGCGCGTAAACCGTAATACATTTAAAAGTTTCAAAATTGATTATTATAACTCTACCTTCTGTATCGTCGTAGCCTGGAAGTTCAGTTGAAATGTCTATTACATTCAAATTGTCTTTATAAAAAACTGCTGTACCAGAATATCTATCCGGTGCTCTTGCATTCGTCATCTTAGACTCATTAAAAAAAGATTTATACCCTGGTACGGTTATCTTTTGTGCATTAATTACACTACATCTCGTTTCTTGGATGCAAAAAATGTCAGGGGCGCGTTCGTCGAGTAATTTCTTAAAAGGACTATTGTCTTCGGGCGAAATTGATTCGTCTTTTTTGAGTTTTGAACTTATTTTTTCATTAAAAATTCTAGATCGAATACCATTGACGTTCCACGTGATTATCTTCATTTATTATGAATTTATAACTGATATTTTTAATATCGATATTTTTTTGTAATTATTTAATAAGTTTATTCATTTTAAAAAATAATTCTACATCCGTTTCGGTTTCTGTAAATTTAAGAGGTCTTTGGTCGGGCGGATTCCATAATTTAGTTATTAAGTTGTAAGCAGTTTTCCATTTTTCAGACCCCTCTGTTAATATACATATACAATGGCAATGTTTTACGATGATATCATTTAATTCTGTTATCATATTAATAAGTTTTATATAAGAAGACAGGGGAAGTTCGTGTTCTTTTTTACAAATTCCTAAATTTATAAATAAGTAATAACTTAAAGAATTATCTTTGATGTATATCCAAGTATTCTTAAAATATTCTAAAAATTCTTGAAATCCAGATTCATTGTAAGGTACATCTGCTACTAAATTAACGCTAAATATAAATTCATCCGGGTTTAATTTAATATTAAATGCCTCTCTGTCTATTATAGTTATTTCAGTCATTTAATATTAAATGTTTAATTTATTTTTGATAATATTGCGCAAATATTACGTTTTTATAAGGTTATTAAGATATTTTACATTATATGTAATTGTACTGTGAGTGATGACAGGAACACTACTAGACGACATTTGGCAGCAGGTTTCAGAAATGAAAGAAAACGAATACACTACTATATTAGACAACTGTATGTGTCATCATTTAAATATACAGTATGATCAACGAGAAGGCAACAAAATATGCACGGACTGCGGAGAAGTTCTATCTTGTAAGATATATGAAACGTGTGAATGGAATAATTATAAATCCGAAGACGGCGCATTTGGAGTGTCTTCGCAACGCGGAGATCTTTATATATCAGATAATCCATATGAGATAGGAGGAACTATACCAGGTTTTCATAAAAGTAGTTTAGCAATGAGAATACATTTACAACAGACATTTAGCCATAAACAAAAAACTTTTTGGAAAATTTCAGAAAAGTTTCAAAATTACTGTAATTTATTAAAAATCCATGAAAGCGTTTTACCGACTGTTAAAGATATGTGGCATGTTTGTATGGAATCTGGCACATTAACAAGGGCTTCTGTAAGAAATGGGTTGATATCTGCATGTTTGTATTACGGTTGTATACATAATAATCTTCCTGTTGATAGGCAAAAACTCATCGACATTACAGAAGGCAATCAAAAAGGATTTTTAAAAGGAGAAAAAATATACTTAGAGATAATGGAAACACATAAGGTGTATAATTCACTGGGGAAGCAAAAAATAGACATTAAAGAAAATGATACATTTGTAAAATTTTGTAATATATTAGAACTACCTTTTAAGACCTGTCATATCTGCAATGAACTTTATACAAAATGCTTGGATAGACTTGACTCTGTAACGCCTAAATCTATAACCGCAGGTATACTGTTTTATGTAGTTAAAAATAAACTTAAACTTAAACAACCTTCTAAGGCTAAGATATCGACCACTGTTAACGTTTGTATCCCAACGATAAATAAAGTAGTTTCAATTCTTGAAACAATTTCTAATTAATAATTAAATGTACATTCTTTGCGCTTTATTTTCATTTATACTTCAAACCCCTACTGTATTTTACAAAACAAATGCTGTTCCGCGAGCAGTAGTGTCTCTAGAATCGGATTTAATACATTCTTTAGAACCTCCTTCGGGAGGATCTTTAAAGCTTTTAACCCATTTAAATGCAGCAGGTTGGTCTTACAACTGGTTAATGTATATTTCAGCAGAAGACACTATAGATTTTGATGAGCACTACTATATGGATTATTTTAATATGAGAGGTCTTTGTAATATATACACAAATTCTAATTTTTTTTATCTTGGGTATTACCCGGATGGTGTTCATTGTAGAGAAGGACCAATGTACATTGCTTTATTTGAACTAATACATTCTAAAAGAATATTTAATTGTAAAATAATAATAGAAAATCCTCATTACACGTTCTTAAATTCTACTTTAAAAGAATTCAAAGATGACGTAAAGTATTTAACAGACACTGCATTTGTATTTTTTAAATACTCTGATTTAAAAAGAGAAGGACAAATGAGGTACTACCTAGAATGGAATTACCAAATTAATTAAAATATTATATTATTATAATATAAATGGCTGATCCAAATGTTTTAGATTTAGGACACGTGCTCGCTATGAGATTTGGTGAAAATATATCATTGCTAACTAACATAGATAAACTCAAATATTTTATAGGGTTTAGATTACTAATTTATTGTGATGAATGTCATGATTTTTTAGGACCGAGAACAGGTTGGGATAAAAATATTAGACAGCAGTTTTATGAAAAAAAGAGAGATCAAGTTTATACTGACATCGCGTGGTATATTAATTCTCTTGGAGGACCAAGTGCTATTAATTCTAATGGAACAGAGGCATTTTATACTATGTACAAAAATAAATTACTAATAAGCTGGGCGCGAAGTAAACACACTACCCCGGCGGCGCTTAAACAAGATTACATATCATCTGAAGAAATGTCAAAAAAGGTTACCGATTTTGTAATAGTGAATATTTTTAAATTAAAACCGTTGCCGTTATCTAAAATATTAGGATGCGGGTTTGAATTTGATATTTATAAAACTGCGGCTATATTAACTTATTTGAATACAGAACATAGCGGCGGTGCTACATGGAAAACAGGGGAGGCGCTTAATCTATGCGTTGATATGACATTAAAGGGTAGAAATTTAATGCCTTTTTATCATATAATTTTTAAAGATTATTTTAGAAGAAAATCTCAAAAAGAATGTAACCAGGATAGCATCGCAAATATTATACAATACGGGTTTCGATCTTCTGAGCCTATTGTTAGCGAATCGGCTATAAAATTTGTACAAACCCCTGCTCAACAATTTGATTCTGCAGGTTCAGATGCTATTGAAAAGTTATTACAAATTGATGAAACTAACATCACTAACTTCACAGATCTTACAGGATTACGAGGCGATGCTGGGTTTACTTTAAATTTTTTTGGTAGTACTATTATACAATACAAATTTACAAATCAATCCGATGAGAGAGCTGGCGTAGATTTAACTATAGGTAGATTTTTTTCTATTGATTTACTTTCTACAATCACGAATGAGACAAGAAATAGCAATATCAGTAGCGTTTCAAAAATAGCAGAAAGCATGATAAATGAAACATCTATTTTAAGTAAAAAAGAGCTTTCTATGTCTATATTTAAAACAATGGGAGATTTTTTACAGATAGTATCATCTATTCAAATCAATAAACTCGTTGGAAACTTTGGCTTTATAACTGGAGATATAATTTGTGGAAAAATTGCTTCTTTATTCATTAAAAGTGCTTATTGTGAACTTGAAATACCAGATGATCCTTTTGCAGGAATATCTATATATCTATCAGATTCGCAGATAATTGCATTTCAAAAAATAAAACCAGATATTTTAGCTATATTACAACAAATACTTACATCGACTGCGTTATCTCAAGATATTTTATCTACCTTTGAAGAAGATCTTCAGTTGAACGAAAATGATTTAACAGGTTTTCAACAAGCCTTTGAAGACCAGCGTAGAAAACGTGGTCGCGGAGCTTTCGGTAAAAACCCCAAGTCTAATAAGATAAAACACATGCCTATAGAACAACTTAAAAGTAAACTTAAAAGCATCGGGATAAACGTTACTAAAATTACAAGGTCTGGAAAAAGACTTCCATTGACTCGTAAGGAACTTGAAAGAAAAGCGGTTATGTTTAAAAATTTACAACTTCGCGCAAAGAAAATGGGTATAAAAATTATGTACAAGTCTAGAACAAGGGGATACGTTTATAAAAGTTATAATCGCCTGATGAATGAAATCGAAAAGACAAAGACAAAACGGGCTTCTAAACGGGTTTCTAAATTTGGCTGACCCGCGCGAGAGGAAGAATCTCGCTTTGGCTGAGGTTCTCGCAAAAAGTGGTAAATAATTTGCTTTGTAAATTCGAAATGAAGAAATACAATTAAATAAATTTTTGTATTTCTGAGAAAAGAATTTAAACTAAATTTAAATCTAACTCAATTATAAAACAATGCACCTAAGTTCTCCGTTGGGATTTTTAATTATGATATTCTATTCATTATTAACCTTTTTTATAGGACCATATTTAACGATGCCTTTTCTTGAGAGTGGTCCGGAAAACTGTGTAGCAGGATTTACAGTAGGCTTTGCTATATCAGTATTTTTATGGTTAAAATTTGGAAAAAATTTGGCTTAAAGCAGTGTAAAAATTTATAAAATTAATATATGTTTATCATAATAATACACATGGCTTGTTTGCAATATTATTATGAAAACCCAGAAGACGCAGAAAAATATAAGATAAACTGTAGCGGTAAAGTATTTGAAAATTTAGATGACATTGAAAAATTTAATAATAAAGACTTATTAGAATTTGTCGAACGCGAGTACTCGGGTAAAGCATTCCCTGAAAATTCGCCATTTGAATTTAAAGATGATTATATACAATTGTCAAATAATGAAATCTGTAAAGCAACTGATATGTCGCTTGCTCCGCAGCAGAAATTTATGGGGCAGATTATGGGACCGGAGTCTAATTTTAATAATATGTTAATTTTTCATGGTCTTGGTTCCGGTAAATCTTGTACCAGTATAGTAATCGGCGAGGCTCTTAAAAACGCAAGCAATCAACGGCTTCTTTTTGTCGTTCCCGCTCCTCTTGTAGATCAATACTACGAAGAAATATCAGGTGAAATAAGAAATGGTAAGTTTTTTTCATGTCCTTCATTTTGTTTAGTAAGAAACGGCGGAAAGGAAGAAAGAGACTTTTATGTATCCCAGGCTAAAAATTCCATTCTTATAGCCAAGATGAGAAAATACACCTCAGAACAAGAAAAATTATATGATATTCAAAGGATAATAGACTCAGGGGATAACACTCCTGCAACTGCCAAATTATTTAAAGACCAAGAAAATAGAATGAATATTGTTAAAAGAGACCTAAACAATTATCAAAAAGATCTCCGCGGAAAAATAATACGAACTTTTGAAATAGTAACACATCAGACTTTCATAGAATCTATTTATAAAACCGGTAAAAATGGACAATTAATAAAAGGTTCTAGACTTCTAGAAGACTCTGCTCTTTTTCATGAAAATGGTCTTCTAATTATCGACGAGATTCAGCGACTTATAAGCGAAGGTGGTATATTCTATAAAAAACTATATAACGCAGTAAAATATTATTTTCACCCAAAGTTAAGAATGGCAGTCATGTCTGCTACTCCAATATACGATAATCCATATGAACTTGCTTTAACCATTAATTTATTAAGACCAAGAGTTCCTTTCCCAATCGAGAAAAAAGACTTTTATAATTTTTTCGTAGGAGAATACAACGACGATAAATGTGTACCATCTAAAAGTAGTAAATCGTGGGTATCAGAAGATTCGTGTATAATAAATAAAGAACTTATTAAATTTATATGCTCTGGTTATGTTTCTTATTTCAAAGGAGGTAATCCTAATGCATACCCATATAAGCGTATAATAACAATGGAACATACGTTTTCCGCACAACACAAACTTGAATACATTAATGCTCTAAAGTCAGATGTTTCAAAAGATAAAAACTTTGGTAAAAAATCGACTGGAATAGGCGCTTATGAAAATGTACTTCTTGGAAATTATGAAACCGAGTCAGATGACAAGGTATCAGGTATGTACGTCACTACCCAGCAGTATTCAAATATATTTCTTCCAAAGATAGGAGAAAACATAAATAAGACTCTCGCTGAAAAAAGACAGGCTCTTCAAACATTTAAGACTTCATTAATGGCTATGAATTTTCAAACCACAACAGATATTATTAATTACATCAAAGTTTATTCTAGTAAATTTGCATCTATAATAGAATTAACGCTTAATAGTCCCGGTCCTGTTTTTATATTCTCAAATTGGTTAACATACGGAGTAGAACCTCTTGCTATAATTTTAGAAGCATGCGGACTTACCCAGTTTGACCGCGAAGATCGCGGAAAAGGCAGGTATTTCATATGGAGTTCTGAGACCAAAACAAAAGATCGCGACGGAACTTTAATCAAGAAAGCGAGAAATACATTTAATTCAAATGAGAATAAAGATGGAAGTCTATTAAAGGTAATCCTTGGAACCCGTTCTGTTATGGAAGGAGTATCTTTTAAAAATGTAAAACAGGTACATATAACAGAGCCTTGGTGGAACGAATCTAGAATAGAACAAATTTTAGCACGTGCTTCGCGTTATTGTAGCCATTCTAGTTTACCTATAGATGAACAATATGTAGACATTTACAGACACTATAGTGTACTACCGACAACTGGAGGAAGAGACGAAGACGTCGCGGCAGTCTTAGGTGAAATAGGAAATCCAGACTGGCAAGGTTTATCTACATACGGTATAGATCAAAAAATGTTGATGTCTTCTTTGAAAAAATATTCAATAAATAATGAATTAGAACTGGTACTAAAGAGTTGTGCTATAGACTCCGAAATAAATAAAAATGGAAATATAATACGTCTTGAAGAACATGTTATACCGTTAAAAACGGGCATGTATAAAATTTTTTATAAGAACCCTTCTAATGGAAAAATGTACATTCGGGAAGGTATTCCAGAAAATGTAACATTTGTTAGTGTTTACAATAGAGACTATAGTTTTCCAAATAAAGACTTTCCTGTCAAATTCACCGAGGCTTATCAAAATGAAACTGGAGACATCGTTGCTTACCCTGATCCAGAAATTTTAACAGAGCCTACTGTAAATATAGACTTAAATGTAAAAGAAAATATTGAACCCTGGAAATCCCCCGACACATTTAAAAATTTAGAAATACCAGATGATATAAGAAATTACATGTCCAATCTTTATAAAAACTACAATTTATTACCTATTTTACGTAAAAACTATTTCAATCAATCTGGAACTTCTAAAATACAATTCAGAGAAGATCCTGCAAAAAGATTTAAGTTAATTAAATGCATTAAGGAACTTTCGGTTCAAAATCTAGTATCAAGTTCAATTAAAAGGGAAATTGCACAAGAATTTAACAAGGAATCGCAAAAACAAAAGGTAAATCAAAAGGTACTAGATTTAATTTATAGATACAAGGTTTATCCAGAGTCTTACTTAGAAGAACTTCTTGAAATAGCCGTAAATAATCCTGAATCTATTAACCAAACTCTTAAAAGCGTATCTCAAACGAGCAATTAAAATATAAAAATAAAATGTAATTATAAATATAAATGAGTGCAGAAACATTAAAATTCTTTGAAGATAAAAACACGGAAGAAATTATAAATTGGATGTTAAGCAATCTTTCAGAAGATCAAATAAGAATGTGTCTTGATCAATCTGGAATACCTGACACTTCTGTAATTAAAGGAAAAGGAAAGGAACCGGTTGCAGCAGCATCTGCATCGTCTAGTTCAGCACCAGTTGCGACAATGACTTTACCAGATGGCAGTCAAAAACAACTTCAACCAGGGGAAGGAACATCTTCTGAACCAGTTAAACCTAAAGAAACCAAAAAAGATATGATATCTCTGTTTCTAAAAAGATACAGAGATATGTGTTACAATCACGGCATATTAGTTAAGTCAGTTACTATCGAAAAGCGACCAAAAAAAGACAATCCAGAAGAAGAGGAAAAAATAGTTAAAATAGAATTTTACCAATTTAAGGAAATTGACGAAGATGAAGTCGTAGTTTCACCCGGTTCTGGCCAGGGGGATATAGGATGGGTAAAAAAAATTGTTTCTCCATCTGAATACTCTAAGTTATGTAAAGGGAGTCCCGGAGAAGAAACCAAAGACACTTTTGAAACACTTAAAAGCGAAGAACCAGAAAAATTTTTAAATGCACCACCCGAGGTACTTGAGACTTCTGCTAATTACACCGAGAGTGGTTTAGTACCTCCGATACCTGTTCCAGTTTCTGCTCAGATTGAAGTAACACCGGAACCTACCCCTGTCGCCGAAGCAGAACAGGTTGAGATTACCGAGCCTATGTTAAAAGCCTTAAAAATACAACAAAAGTCTTCAAGTTTCTTAAGAGAATCTTATCCGGATTTATTTTCGAAAGGTTTAACAATGTACCCAGTGTTTATTTATAATTCGGATAAAAACCAGGTTTTACATTTAACAGCACAGGTACAAGACGGTAAATTAGTACTTGTTCAAGATTCTACTAATAAAGGTTTATTGAATACTAAATTTAAAAATATAACAGAAGGAATTAAATTAGCAATTGATGCAGGGTTGTACACACCGTCTGGCGATATGCAAAATGAATTCAATGAAGCACAGAAAGATATCCCGCAGGATATTACATTTAGAATAAGCAAAATTTACGACCCTATAAGACTACAGGGTTATACTTATTTTGGAACTTTAGAAGACGAAGACATTGACATTGACACTGACATTGACATGATGGATTTCGGAGAACTTGACTCAATGGCATTTGGTACATTTGACATGGACGACATGTCTAATTTACAAGAAACTAAAGAAATACCAACTGTAGTAGGCACGCCTGTAAAACAATTTTCTACAAAAAGTAAAAAAATTTCTGATATGACTATTCCAGAACTAGAAGAAAGAATGAAAATCCGTTTTGGACCTCAGTATGTAAAGGATTATAAACCTGAAAAATACGTAAATTCTCTTGGTGTAACAAACGTGAGATATGTTAAACGCGAAGATTGTTCAAAATGTCCGGGATACCCATCTGAAGAAAAACCAAAATTTACAGGGTTTGGAGTTAAACCTTCTCTAAATTCTGAATTAAATGAAAACGAGTTTGGTGCAGATTCTGACGAAGAACTACTCTTTGATTAGCGTCTTCTTCTAGAAGGTTTCTTTTTAGAAATACCAGTCAATTTAAATTCATCCGTAAGAGATGAAACGCCCCCTGAAAGAGACATTTCCTCAATTTCGTTAAATAATATCTTAGCATTATATTCGTCTGCCATTTTAACTAATTCCTTTTGTCTCTCTAACTGCGCAGTCGTTTCTTCGCGGTATCTATAATTATACTGCATGATTAATCTTTTAAAATTTTCTTTTAGTATAGCCCCCCACGCGTCATTTATTTTATTGACGCACCTGTGAAAAATTTCAGGATTATTTATATTATCATCGAGTATTTTTTTAAAAAGGGGTACCTCTTCTCTTATACGAGGATCTACGCGTTCAGTGCCGAATATATTATAATTCATAGATTCTACTATGTTTCTAGCAGATATTTCCATTATACTATACAATTATATTATATTTTATATTAACGTTAATTATTTTTAGCAATTCTCGTATTAATTAATAAATTAAAATAAAATGTTATGTAAAACGTAAGATGCCGGTATTCTCTGTACATAGAACAGTAAGGCCAGGGCCTAAAGTTGAACCAGAAGTTGAACCAGAAGTTGAACCAGAAGTTGAACCTGAACCAGAAGTTGAACCAGAAGTTGAACCAGAAGTTGAACCTGAACCAGAAGTTGAACCAGAAGTTGAACCTGAACAAAAAGTTGAACCTGAACCAGAAGTTGAACATGAGTCTGAACAAAAAGTTGAACCTGAACCAGAAGTTGAACCTGTAAAACCAAAGAAAAGACAGACAAAGAAAAGACAGACAAAGAAAAAGTAAACTTATTTTACAGAAAAAAAATTAAGTTAAAAATTTCAATTGAATTTTTAATAAATATGAATTCACTTGAAATTTCTTATATTGGTGCTGCATGTGGTAAAAATAAATACGAACCAAGGGATAAAATATTACTTCTTTTATTATGCAGAGAATACAAAGACATCTACAAAAATATATTTTTTGAAAACGGGACATTTGTTTTAATAAAACAAGATGAGAAAACATACGATAAAGAACTTAAAAAAATATACTCTGAGTATAAAAAAGATATTTCTAACCCAGATGAATTTAATAAAGTAAAAGAAGAAATTAAAGATAAACTAAAAAGTGAGAATAAAGACTTATCAGACAAAGATCTTAAACACGCAGCCGATTTTTTAGACAATTCTTTAAAAAAAGACTGTGGTACAAATAATGAACAGAAAATTATAAAGAAAATGAAATACCAAAAAGGAAATAATAGAATGTATTACTATTCTGAAAATAATTGGACTATAAAAGGATTTCATGATGCGACGGATAATGACGTCGTCATAGAAATTAAAACAAGGATGAGACAGAATAATGTAAGAAAAAATGAATACGACCTGTACCAATTATTTGGATATATGCTTTCTATGGGGAAAACGAAAGGTAAAATAGTACAAAAATTTAATAAGAGTATCTATGATTCAGATACGGAGTCTGATAAAGAATACGGGGTTGTAGACATTTCCATTCCAAAGTGGAAAGAAAAATTCGAAACATTTAAAGAAGAACTCAACGAATTCTTTGAAGAAATAAAAGAGTATAAAAATAAAACTTTTGATACTGAAAGTGTTATAAGAAACGAAGAAAAACCAATTGCTTGTTTTGACATCGATGGGTTACCACACAATGTTAATCCAAAATTTGAGAAAATAGTTAATACACTAATTTAGTCTTTCCCTTTGTACTTATAATATTTATCTCGGGTTTAGCATCTTTACGTTGTATTATTTCTAATGCTTGTAGAGTTTTACTTGAAAGAGTACCTCCGAACGCTCTCGAGAGAGATATATCAGTTCTTATTAATGTATTATTACAAGCAGAGTTTATTTCTTTGAATCTAGAATGACCCATAACTACATAATTTGCACCTTTAAAGAATTTTAATTGTTTATCAAATTTAGAACACTCTTTCTCATCAAAAACTTTAGATTTGGAATACAATCTCGAAAATACAGGGTTATCTTCATTCATTTCTTCTAGATAAGGAGGTATTTTACCTTTACCTTGTAACCACATACTGGTTTCATTATTTATTTTAGAAATATTTACTTTACCAGTGTTAGAATCTATACCGCTTTTAATTAATTTATCAGTTAGAGACCCATGAACAAATAAAAATTCTCCTAATTGTAATACCAATGGTCTTGTACGACCAATTAAAGAACCACCGATACCTCCGGGTATTAAAAATTTAACCCTATCTATATTGTAAACCTTTTTAAATTGTTCCATGTCCTTTGTTTTAACATATTCTCTTAAAAAGTCTTTATCATTTTGTAGATAATATGGGTATAATTCATGATTACCTATTAAAGAAATAACTCTTCCATTAAATTTTTTAGCCTGAGAATCTAACTCTAATATAAGTTTAATTATCTCTACTTCGCCGCTTTCTTCAAGAAAAGATTTTTCTATTTTAGCATCCGGTCGTTTACCATCTAATGTATCCCCCAATTGTATCAAATATGTATCGCCTCCTATCCATTCTAATTTATTATTTACTAAATTACACATTAGGAGCACCTTTATAAAAATTTTATAATCACCGTGAATATCACCCACTGCTATTATTTTATTGTACATCATATTATAATTACGATATATTATAAATTTGTATAATAAATTTGTATAATAAATTTAAATGTCAAATATTTCAGCAAGGGCTTCGTCTTGGGGCAATCCTACAATAATTTGATTTTTTGAAATTATAGTAGGAAATAAAGCTTGTCCGAAATCAAATAATTTTTTCGTTTCGTTAATTATACTTTCTCTCTCTTCGGTTGTTAGACTGCTAAATGTATCATCCAATTTAAAACTGTCTCGGTCTGATACATCTATAATCGTGTACTTATTCTTAGCACTTTTGATTTTTTCCTTTAATTTTTTACAATAGGGACATGTCTCCTGAGACAATATTACTATACAGTCAGATTCTATGTTAATCTCTGATTCGATTGGTTCTTCAATTGGGGGTGGACCCTCGTTTATTTTAAAATCTAGATGTATTCTGTATAATAGAAATAAAGTTACAAGGATAATTACGCCAGATACGATATAGTTTAACATTTACATTACATTACATGTTATATTAAATTTTACATATTTTTACACAAATTAGAAAATTTAACTATTTAAATTATGAGAATGAACGTTCTAGTTATAAACGACATTTCTTGGGACAACTTCGCTATCGTTTCTAAAAGACTTAATCCAAGTTCTATAGGTTCTGAATACAGAATAAATTATTTTTATGGAAAACACATGAGTTACATAAGTAATATATGCCAACAAAATAACTTACACCTGATAAGACGATCGCTATTTGAAGAAAACACAGAAAAAAGTATAGAAGAATCTTTTAAATCTGTTAGATTTTGTATTATATTTCATAATTTTATAGAGTACAATACAATCAGTTCTTTGTATATAGAATTATGTAATAAAAATAACATTCCCTATTTTATAGTTTCAGAGCACTGCGAACGTTTTTTCTTAAACGGAGAATACATAACAAAATCTAAATTTAAATCATGTGTCAAAAAAATAAACTTTGAAGATAAACACATTATCATAGAAATACCACCAGGGATTAATTTTAAAAGTACAAGATTATGCCTTAAAGAAATCGAAGAGGTTAAAAATAATCTAAGAAAGAATTACGGAGTTTTAAAGAAGAAAAAAGAATCTCGAAAAATAATTCAAATCGTTTAAAGAGTGTATTCCTTTGCAAAATGAATACCTTTTTTATACATGTCTATAATTAGTTTTTTATCGAGTTTGTCTAATTTAAAATAAGTACTTATGTCAATTTTATTGTCACATTCAATTATATAAGTACTTCTAGGTTTCACCCTGTTGAACACAGAACACATTATATTCGTTGCATAAGACTCAATGTTTTTAGAATTTAAGATTATACTGTAGCCGCAAATGTATACATCACTTGGCGGAGAACCGTATAAATTTTTACAACAACCATCAACGTATTTATCATCGTTTATTATAATAGGTTTAAATAAAAAGGGTATACTCATAGACGCCTTCAAGGCGTCTTTTAATTTAACTTCCGGGAATTCATTATTATTTAAATTTACATAGACATTTTTAGTCAAATTCGTTGCATAAATATTTACACTAATATTGTATTTATCAGAAAATTCTTTGAGAGTTATTTCTTCGTGATTGTATTCCCATAAAAACCCAACTAATGCATCAAGTAAAGTATCATTAACTATAAAATTATCGGACATAAGATTATTAAAGTCATATTTAACAACTTCTTGAAGATCCAAATCTAAAAATTTAGCAAGTATACTCTTAGGATTAAAACCCGACACGTATAAACATCCTATTAGAGAACCTATTGAGCAGCCATAGAAATTTTTAAGATCTAATAGTTTATTTTCATGAATGTACTCAAGGGCTCCGATAAATATTACTCCAGAGTAACCACCTCCGCCTATAAAAAGGTCATTCATTTACCTATATCATAGGTTTTTAAAACAAGAATGTTTACGTACTTTGGTGTAAAACTTTGTAGGTAATCGTCTTTAACTTGCCAATTTATATGATGCCCTCTGTCGCGGGTCAAAGAATGCGCAAGTTCGTGAAAAAGAGTTGATATTATTTCAGTTTCTGGATACAACTTACCGGTAGAATCATACAATTTAATTCCTATCTCTCGACCTTTATCATAATTCCAACCAAGTATATTCGGATCGTTGTAAACTAATTCTTTAAAAGATGTGTTTTGTAATCTTTCTCTTAATAGTATTCCGTCTTCGGTATTTATACTATAAGATAAATGTATAGAAATGTCTCGCAATATGTCAATAAGTTCAGCGGAATGAAGATTTCTTGCCCTATACATTCTCCCCGATTTAGTTCTATAAGACACAGAGCAAGGTCTTGTTATTAAAAATAGTAAAAAAATTATAAAAATTATAATTATAATATTCATTTAGTATTAATGTTAGAAAAATTATTATTATTTTTGGGATTAAAATCGTGGAATATAGACATCTGTTTAATCAAAAAAAATATAATAAATGATAAATTTCTAAAACCAAATAAAAATATAAAATCTATTAATCTTTTGAAATTATTAGAAGACGAAACTCCTTCTCCAAAATTAAATTTATATAAAATTAATAAATGTAGAAAACCGGACATTTTATGGAAAATATTTGCTACATTTTACACAATGTATTTCTTGTTAATAAACTGTATTCTTCTTATTCAACCGGTTTATACATTAATTATGTTCTCAAACGATCCTTCAAAAATAAAATATTTAACGTCTTTTTTCTTACACGTAAATTTATTTATAATACACATATGGTGTAAAATGTATTTTAAGACAAATCATATCGAGAATATATTAATATGTAAAAAATTTAAAACAAGTATGATAATTTTGTCAAGCGCAGTTTCAATGATGATAAATTTTGTAGACATAAAATCTTTTTATAATGAATATCATTGGTTAAACCTTGTGAATAATAATATCGTGTTCTTTTCTGTAATTTCTATAGAATGGATATATTCAAGACTTATTTTATTTTTATTTGTGTATACATTTATGTTTGTAATTAACAATCATGTATTAAAACTTAAAAAAATTAAGAATCAGATTAAAGCGAACGAATTTGATTTTGAAGAAAATATATGCCTTAGTAATCTAATTTCTACTATAGCAAAAACAAAAGACGAAATTGAAAAAACTATAAATTTATTTAATGGAATTATATCTTATACTACTATTTTAGGAGGTATATCTATTGCAGTATTCATAAAAGATGTGTTTCCTAGTGGACTTACTAATAATTTTAATTTTGAGGACCATGATAGATACCTGTTACACCCGATTATATTGTACATCTGTAATCAAATTGCATTATTAATTAATATGTCTAGATACTCTTATTCACGGGGAGACATCCTACATTTCATAAAATCAATAGATTTTATTAATCGATTTTTGACAAGGATGTCTACAGAAAAAATAATTAAAAAATCAAATGGAAATTTAAACTTGGTAACCCTTAATATAATCGAAGATTCTGCTACTACAATAGATTGGCTAATACTTGGTAATATGCTATCAGAAAAATGGCTTGATTTTACAATATTTGGTATATCAACATCGGATGGTAAACTAATAAAACAAAGTATAACTATAGGCGGTACGATATTATTCGCTGTAAGTTTTTTACAAAATAATAATTAATTTAAAACAAAAATACATTTAAATGTAACTATGGATACATTCGTCAGAGGGTGGAAAGATGTCTCAGAAAGAAAAACATTATCTTATCAGATTCTTTCATGGGAAGCGTGCGACGAAGAAATTGAAAATTTTGATTCTGACAATGAAGGAAATCCAGATATAAGATATCACATTTATTCATTTGGTGTTGATGAATATGGAGAATCTGTTTGTGTGAGGTTTGAAGGATACAAACCTTACTTTTTTGCATGTATCCCAGATAAACTTCAAAAGACTTTCGATAATTTTAAGAAAAACGAAGTTGAGCGTTTCATTCGTAATAAACTTTTCAGGAATCGTGATGATCTTGAATCTGTAAGTATAGTATCCAGAATTAAATACAAAGGTTTTACAAATGAAACTCAATGCAAATTCCTTAGATTTGTATGTAAAAACTTGAACACTTTTAATCGTATTAAGTACATTCTAAATCCGAAGGATAAAAGTAAATTACCAAAGATATCAAGCGTATTTCATAACGAACCAATTAAGTTTGAATTGTACGAGTCTAATATAGAACCTTATCTTAGATTCACTCACAAAATGGAAATCCAGATGGCAAACTGGGTTACTGTTAAGAATATAACAAAAGACGTTGAAATGTCAAGGTGCCAAAATAGCTACATTGCAAATTATGCATCAGTCAAAAAACTTGATCGTCAGGAAACATGTAATCTTACACTTGGATCTTGGGACATCGAGGCTTTTTCGCATTCAACACGTTATGAAAACAAGAATGATTTCCCTGATCCAACTAATGAAAAAGATATAATCACACAAATCGGAACAAGTTTATATAAATTTAGCACAAAAGAATCATTTAAACATGTAGTTACTATTAAAAGTCCTATAGACAACGACTGCGACCCTGTAGAAGGCATCTGCATTGAAACATATGATACAGAGAAAGATCTTATAATTGGTTGGGTTAAATTTATAATAAAAGTAGATCCAGACATTTTAGTTCAATATAATGGTTATGATTTCGATTGGAAATACGTTTGTGCACGTGCAAAAGTTCTTGGTATTGAATATGTACTTGAAAATCTTAGTAGGATCGAATCAAAACCTGCGCAATTACACGAGGATCAACTTAATACATCCGCGTATGGAGACAATACTATGAAATATCTTAAGATGTATGGCGTAACACAGTTTGATCTTATGTTTATAATCAAGAAAGAACACAAACTAGAATCTTATAAACTTAATGCAGTCGCAGAACACTTAACTGGAGATAAAAAAGACGATCTTAGCCCAGCAGACCTTTTTAATTATAACACATCAACCAAGGACAAGATGGCGCTTGTTGTGAAGTATTGCGCGCAGGACACCTGGCTTCTCATAGATCTTATACTTAAACTTAGAATCGTAACAAATATGATCGGTATGGCTAATATCACGATGGTTCCGATGCAATACATCGAACTACGTGGTCAACAAATCCGCGTACATACACAAATTGCATATGAAACAAAAAAAGAAGGTTATTTAATTCCAGCGGTTGATTATAAACCTAAGGACGCAGATGTCCCGGAAGAGAAATTTACTGGCGCAACTGTTTTAGAAGCAACACCGGGTGCTCACTTTGAACCTATAGCGGGTCTTGATTTTGCAAGTCTATATCCAAGTATAATGATTGCTCATAATTATGACTATGCAACAATAGTTGAAGACCCCATGTTTGATAATCTTCCAGGAATTGAATACTTTGATATGAATTGGGAAGAAGATGACACTGATGTAGATGGTAATGAATTTAAACGCCCAGTAAGTGTAAGGTTTGTACAAAATAAAACAGGTATTATGCCAAAGATTCTAGATCGTCTTTGGAAAGAGCGTAAAGCTATTCGTAAACAAATGAAAACACTTTCACCGGACGACAATCTTTACGCAGTACTCAATGGTGTACAACTTGCTATCAAAGTTTCTATGAACAGTATCTATGGTTTTACAGGTGCAAGATATGGTCGTCTTCCAAATAAAAAGATTGCTGCGGCGGTTACGGCGTGTGGTCGAGAAATGATTGCTCATTCTAAGAAATGCGCAGAAGAATGGTATGACTGCGAAGTAGTATACGGAGACACCGATTCTATTTATGTAAAGTTCAAAAGCGATCTCAAAGGACAAGACCATATGAACTATGTTTTCAAAGTAGCACCGGAATGCGCAGATCGCATTTCAGCGACATTCAAGAAACCAATCGAACTAGAGTTTGAAAAAGTTATGTATCCATTTATACTCTACTCAAAGAAACGTTACGCAAGTTTATTCTGGACTAATCCACTTAAGTATGATTACATTGATTACAAGGGTATTCAAGTAGTTCGTCGAGACAATTGTACATACGTAAGAGAAAATTCAAAACAAATTTTTGAGTACATTTTCCTTAACGACAAAGTATTAAATTACAATTTCGAAACAGTGGATGAACTCATCGAGACAAGCCAAGAGTTTGCTAGGTCTAAGATTCGTAAATTAGTTGATGCAGAAGTTCCGATGAAAGAACTTATGCTTTCTAAGAGTCTGCGAGCAGGTTATGCATTTGATCGCAAAGTAATCTGCAATGGCTGTACAAAAACATACTACGAATTGAATGTCATCGGTAAGAAAGAAATGGACATTACTGTACTTCACAAACTCGTTAACAAAAATAAGACACATGTCGAAGAATTTATGGAGAATGAGCACATGTGTCCTAATTGTAAAAAAATGCAGTCGTTTTCTAGATGCCCTGCTAATATTCCACACGTTGCTCTTTCTAGAAAACGCGAAGAGCGCGATAAGATGGACAGAGTTGCGTCGGGTGATCGCATTTCATATCTTTTTGTTACTTACGAAGGTTCGCGACAGTTTGAAAAAGTTGAAGACCCGGCTTACGTCATTAAGAATGCTATACCAATCGATTACGTGTATTATTTCGAACACCAGTTCAAATCCGCTATTCAAACTATATTTGAGCCTATGATGGAAGATGTTTCTGAACTTTGGAAAGACCTTATTCCGGAAAAGGTCAAAAAGACTCGTAAGAAGAAAACGGCTTAAAAATAATGTAAATGTATAATTATACTGAAATGTCTGCTCTAGAAGAAAATTTAAAGTGTGACATATTTACACCTGATTTTATTAGTTCGAAAATGGCAGATAAACTTTTAAAATCAGGTACTCTTTTGGATCCGTGCGTTGGAACAGGAAACCTGTTAAAATTTTTAAATTTGGATAATTACACACAAGTAGAATTATATGAACTAAAAGATGAATACATTAAACATATAAATGATAGGAAAAATATTGATAAACATGTCGGAGATTTTTTAAAAATGAATATAAATTATAAATATACAAATATTATACTAAACCCGCCGTATATTAAAATTCAAGAACTCGAAGCTGATTATAGGGATTTTTTACGTGATAAGTTTAAATTAAAAGGAAACTTGGATATCTATTATGCTTTTATATTAAAATGTCTAGATTTACTGTCAGATGATGGAGTAATGGTTAGTATTACTCCAAATTCTTATTTGTACAATAAATCTTCTTTTGACATACGAAAACATTTAATAGATAATAGGTTTATAAAAGAAATAATAGATTTTGGTCATGAAAAAGTTTTTAAAAACGCATCTGTATACACGTGTATAACAATTTTTTCAAAATCGCACAAAGAATCATTTATATATAACGGCGTAGAAAAGTTATACAAGGATATACATAATTATTCTTTTTTTGAAAAAAAACCAGTCTCTACAAAAACACTGAAAGGTATATGTAAAATCAAAAATGGGATAGCAACACTAAGAAATAATATCTATATACACGATGAAAAATTATTCGACGAACCTTGCTGGAAACCTGTAACTTCTGGAAAGAAAATACAATATATTATATATCCATACGAAAATGAAATTGTTGTATCCGAAGATACATTTAAAAATAATAATCCTTTAACATTTAAATATTTAGAAGAAAATAAAAAAGAATTAGCAAAAAGAGACAAAGGTAATAAAACTTATCCAATGTGGTATTCTTATGGAAGAACTCAGTCTATTAAACCATGTAAAAAAGCTATAATTATGCCATGTTTTTGTGACCCAGAAAATATAGAAAAATGCATAAATGTAGTAGAAGATACACTATATTATAGTTGTCTGTGTATAGAACCAACAAATTGTGACGATATTCAACTTATAATAGATGTAATTGTCAAAAATAAATTGTATATAAAACAAAATTCTTCAAAAAGATCAGGTGGTTGGGTCAATTTAAGTTCTAGTGTATTAAATTCTATTTCTCTTGATTAAACAATTTCTTTAAAAATACTCTCAAATGATCTAAAAGGAGTATCAGCATTAAACCTAATATTAATTGGAACTTTGTCAAATATTCCGCCTCTTTTACATACATGTTCTACGTCAAATATATAATTAATAACATCATATACCAATGGCCTACATTCTTCTCCTTCAAGACTAACCCTCCATTTTTTCATCATATCATAATTTTTAAGATCATTCTCATATGTAATTTTTTCAAACTTTGCAATTTTTTTATCAGAATTCGTTAAGTAAGGAGTATCTGTAAAATATATATTTAATGGTACTATTTTCAAACCTGGATTTTTCAAAACTAAGTGCATTAACTCACCACTTAGATTCTCGAAATAATTAGACTTATTTTGTTTATAATTACTCATAATCATCTTAATCGGTATTACTAGAAATGATGAACCATCTTTATAAACAACAATATCACTGTTTTTTTTGCCTGTTAAGTTATAAGATTCAACAGGTCTTTCCATAAAAACTTCATAACCGTCATCTTCTTTGAAAATATTTTCTTCTAGGTATTTTTGCAGAAACCCGTGAAAATATTTAGTTTTTTCTGAGCTACGAGGACCATGTCTCATATATACATCCCACATTTCATGGACTATTTCTATGAAATATTTTTCATCTAGTAGACGCCCTGACATACTTCCGTCATATTTACTTTTAAGCTTCTCCGATTTTAAAAGACAATCAATAAGTTCTTGTTTTGACATTTTCGTGAGAAATGGTCTGTATTTTTCATTCATTTATAGTATCTAAGTTTATTAATTTTTTGCAAATTTTTAATTAATTTAGGGATACATTTTATAAATTAATTATCAGGATGGCTCTCGACGCAAAGTTTAACGCTTTTAAGGTCAAGCACGATCTCGGCGATGAAGCAATGGCTGAAATGTTAAGTATTTTCAACGATTCCTTTATTGAATTGGCTCATAAACTACTTAGTTCAAATGACATTCCTGTACAAAAACCCGCTCCACAAAATAAATCAAAAACTTCGTCCGGTGCAAAAAAATTTGCTACTAAGATAGCAGCTGAATATGCAGCAGAAAATAATTTCACTCTCGACGATTTCGACAAAGAAAAGGTAACTAAAAAAGACATCGATGATCTTATTAAGGCATCTGCGACGACTACACGAAAGAAGACCATTCCAAAACTAGACACTACTCCAGTTGAAAAAGAAACTAAGAAACCAGTTACAAAGGAAAAGTGCTGCGGAATTACAAAAACCGGAGAACCGTGTAATAAACCTGGCACAGAAAAACCAGATGGTTCTAGTAAATGTTTCTGTTTTAGACACGCAATGGATTGGAAAATGTATGAAGTTTCATCTGATTCAGACCTTGAAGTAGAAACCCCCGAAGATGAAAAGTTGGACACTGAAGAAATTTTCCGAGATCTTGCTATAGTTTCAGAAGAATAAATTTAAGGACAAACCTTATACAATATTAAATAATGAAACTTGAAGATTTTCTCAATGGTAAAAATGTTGAAACATATTTCGATGAAAAACTAAAAGAATGCAAAGACTACGACGAACTCCCTAGGGAGTTAAACAATTGCACTTGTTGCGAAAGACATCGGGTTAATTTTCCGATTATTGGTCGAAAACTTGTATCTAAGGAATACACATCCAATTATCCAAAGAACGACTGTGAATGTCCATGTAGACACATGGCTAGACATATATGCAGAGAATGGGACCTTATTCACGAAGTTGAAGACATTTCAACAGAAGATTCCGAGGAATCAGATGAAGAAGATTCAGCTGGTTCTTTGGAAGATTTTATTGTACCAGACCGCGGAATTAAAAGAAAAGAACGTAAAACTCTCGATAGAGCACTGGATAAATTTAAAGGTAAAAAATCTCTTAGGAGATAATATTTACTACTGTTGAAATGACCATTTATTATGAGTCGCATTCTTACCACCATCTTGTGTATTGCCATACCAGCCACCTCTATTATCCCAAGCCCCAAACCAATTATCACCCTTAACAGAATTTTGAATATAAACAGTTTTATCTAAATTTAAATAATTACCAGCGGGTTGGTAAGAAGTGTCGGCAGCCTTTTTCATTGCGACAGCCTCTGCTTTAGTTTGAAACGTGCTTGATGCACCAGTCTGATAAGAACTTGCCGCAGACTTTGTCTGATATGTAGCAGATACATCTGCTGCTATACTTCCAGCCGCTGTGTCTATAGCAGTATCTACGTCTTTGACTGGTTGTAGGACAATGTCTCCGTCTTCAGTTAATGTAATAAATCTATTTCCAGATGCAAAACCCGCGGCTTTTTTATAAGGTTCAAATGAACTTGACGTTAAAATAGCCGCGATTAATAATCCAAATACAACTAATGTAAATAATAAACGATAATCCATTTAATGTATATCAAATAAATTAATTTAAAGGAAAAATAAATATATAACTAGATATGTACAAGACTTTGTTTAATCTATTTCTTCTTTTAAACACAACTGATGCATACAATGTAGTTTCCCCAAAGTTTGTACAAGAAGCAGAAATTAAACACGGGCGCGTTGCGATGGTTAGTTCTGTTCTTATTCCTATTCTAGATAATGTAAAACCAGATACACTCGGGGTCAATTTTGTAAGTTCTCTAGACCCTACAGTTCAATTTGGTCTCTTGGGAGTTGTAGGAGTTTCTGAATTTGCTCAGATGCTTAAGGCGTATAATTTCCCAGAAGACACTTCAAAGTGGTTTACGATGAAGGACGATCATATTCCAGGAGATTACTCATTTGATCCTCTTAATTTGAATAAAAATAACTCAGAAAAAATTAAAAAAAATGAACTCTTCGTTGGAAGAATTGCCATGGTTGCAGCTCTTTGCGAACTCACAAATGAATTTTTTGTACAAGAACCAGTTCTTAAACTTATTTAAAGGAAAAAATTATTTCAAATTGTAATGGACATTCTTCCTACCGAAGTAGTAAATATTATTTATAAGTTTGTCCACAATTTATACATCGAAGATTTGAATAAACAGTTTAAAAAATTTGTATTAAATGCTAAGTTTTATTATACGATGCAAGTATACCGCGATTCGTTTTCTTTTAATTACACAAGACATATTCATAATTATTTAAACAATTTAGAATTTACTGAAATTTGTTTCAGAAAACCAAGTTGTATAAAATACTTTAACTTTTGATAAATACAAGGGACGCTAGCTCAGTTGGTAGAGCGCAGGACTTTTAATCCTGTGGCCATGGGTTCGATCCCCATGCGTCCTAGTTTCCCTTATATTTATCAGTTTTTATATATTTATAGAAGTTCTCGTTTGTCTTGTTTCATATAAAACAGTCATTTCAGGAACCTCTTTTGAACGCTTTATAAGATTCATGAAAAACTTTAAAGACATCTTCACGTAAAGGTTTAAACCCCAAAGGGCATTGTTTTTACATTTTCATTTTAATATTTACGCCACAAATTCATTAAATTTCATAAGTATCTTTGTATTTTTTAATATTTCTATTGGTTTTTTTGTTGTTGTCTTTCAAGTTTTTCTTTTTTTCAGTTCTAGCACGCTTGATATGTTCGCGATTAACTGATGTTATGTTCAACTTCATTGTTATACACTATTGATTGTATCTTATTTTCTTTATAATTATTATTTTCTGTAATTTTTGTTTAGGCATTTAAAATAATTTATTTAGTTAATATAAGAACAAATGAATGGATCAGAGGCAATTGCTATGATTCTTGGATCTTTACAACAAAATGTACAACAAGTACAGGCAGATGTTAACAACAAAGGCGAAATTTTTGCAACAGAAAATCAAGTACCTATTGTAGACTTAGACGGAAATCTAATAAGTTCTAAATTAAAACAAGTTTCCACAGGCGTGTCAGTAGAAGGCGATATTCTAATACAATCAAGTGGTAAACTAGCAGTTGGCTCTTCGAGCAATTACGGAACTGCTGGACAAGTGCTAACGTCAAATTCTACAACTGATTCCCCGAGTTGGGAAACAATGGCTTTTACTAAATTGTCTGATACTCCTGAAAATTTAGGTACATCTGGACAAGTTGCCCAAGTTAATAGTGCCGGCGATGCATTAGAATTTGTAAATGTACCCACACATGTAAACAGCGCTATTGATGCGGCTATTAATGGACTAATAAGTTCCGCACCAGGGACTCTTGATACTTTAGACGAAATCGCGGCAGCATTGGGCGATGACGCTGATTTTCACAATACAGTTAATAATGCAATTGCAACTAAACAAAATCAAATTACTACTTCTTCAAGATTAAATGCGAATTTAGTAGGAAATGGCGATGTAGACAATACCAAATTAAGTCATCTTAATAGTGTTACGAGTAACGTACAAACACAAATAGATTCTAAAGAACAAACGCTGGCATCAAATCAAAAAATTCCATGGGACACCGACCAAACTTCAAACAATTATAAAATACATACTAATAATTTACCTTTTGCTACAAGTAATTTAGTTGGCGGTATAAAGTTAGGAGATGGTTTAGCTGCTAATCCATTAGATAGTTCAGAAGCAATTGTCAGTGCCGGAAATGGTATAATACTCTCGTCCGGATCTGTGTCAATACAAAATGATTTTACTACACAACCATCCGGTTCTTATCCGGTCATTAGATTAGAGTATATTCCATTACAATCAGGGGGCGGTCTATCGAAAACAAATAACGAATTACATTTAACAGGTGAAAGTTTTACATCAGCAGAAAAGACAAAACTTTCTGGTATAGCCACCGGGGCTGAAGTAAATGTACAAAGTGATTGGAACGCAACCACGGGCGATGCTTTAATTTTAAACAAACCTTCTCTTGTAACCGCGTTTACGGATTTAACTGATACACCTGCTAATTTAGGAAGCACCGGACAGATACTTCAGGTTAACTCGGGTGGAAATGCATTAGAATTTGCAACACCGAGTAGTGGTGCCACGGGAATAAATGATCTTACAGATGGTAAGGTTGTTAGTGGCAGCAGCTATCTTATAGGAAGTTTAAACACTTTGCTCACTGGAGCAAATAATTCATGTTATGGCAACGAAGCCGGAAAAAACCTGTCAAGTGGCTCTGGTAACGTGATGATTGGCGACGAAGCAGGGATAAACGCAACTACTAATTCAAATAATGTAATTATAGGTAGGCATGCGCAACGAGCCTCGGCGACTGGAACCCAAAACAGTGTTGCAATTGGTTTTGAGAGCATGTATAGCTTCCAGGGGCATAATAACGTAGCTGTGGGGCTTTCTAGCCTAAAAACAAATAATTACAACGGAAGTTGTTACAATAATACAGCAATCGGTCCAAGTGCGATGTTAAATCAAGATAATAGATCCATGGGAAACACAAATACTGCAATAGGCGGTCACTCGTGTCATTTTGGAACAAACGGACACCATGGTACTTACATTGGTCATTATGCGAATCCGGGGAGTTCTGCAACAACCGGAGGATATGAAACGGTAATAGGCGCTGATGCTACAGGATATGGCCCAGATACAATTACATTAGGAGGTACAAGTATCACTGGTTTATACATTCCAGGTTTATTCGCAGGTAAAACATCTGGTGATGTTCTGACTTATGATGGTACTAAACTGGCTCTTGCAACACCGAGTAGCGGAGGCGGCGGTCTTTCCGTTTACGCATATGTGCACCTCGACGCCGGTGTAAAAACTTTACAAACTTCAGACTTTGTAAATTATTATTGGTTTGTCGATTATAATAGTAGTAATGGAATGTATCAAAATAATTATACAGCAGCCGAAAGTCACACCGGTATAATTTCAAGTCTTACAAACGGTACAGATATATCATTCACTATTCCTACCGGACAGACAGGGGTTTATCATTTTGATGTCTACGCTCATTTTCAACACCCCAGTTCAGACGCCATGTTACACAATATAGATTTCCAACTTTACTCAAGTACAAGAGCAGAAATTGTAAGGGGTTTTTATCAAAACTATAATACATCTAATGATGAAACAGGGCTATCTAATTATTCGCCTACAATGTCAATTACAAATCTTTTTTCTGCAGGTGAAGTTATAAGAGTAAGAGTCGCAATCGGAGCAAATACTGATAGGGTGCAAAAATTTACAATGTCAATGTTTAAAATAGCATAAAAGTGTTTAAAATTAATTTTAAAAATCTAAACAGTTTATTAAATGGGACTCACTATTACCAATTATCCGCTTCTTGGAGGCATCGCAAGCGTAGACACTTCATATGCTAATATCAGAGACATTAAATCTACCAAGAGAGAAGACGGCGTACATGAATTATCATTCATGTATTACATATCGAAGGACGGCATTTCTGTTCATATCGGGGGTTTACAAAAAACATCTGAAACACCTTTTACACAAAATACATGGGAAATCTCTTACACACATCTCAAGGAATATCTCACAACCGAAGGTATAACTCACGCGGATCAAATTTAATTACACAATTTGCACGGTTTACACAATTTACACACATTACATTTTACATTTTTTTATATTTCCATACACTAAATGGGTAATGCGTTTGTGAAATGTGTACAGTGTCAGTCGGGCACTAAAGAGTTAGTTCCAGACCAAGAGACTCGGGATACTATAGAAGC